TCGACCGCGCGCTGAACGCGCAGACCGCAATGGATCGCGTCCGCGAAACGCAGGCGCGCGTAAGCCGTCAGTCCCCACTTCAGCGCACCACCGTCACCGAGCGCCCGGCCGATCCGGCTGACGTTCTCCGTGACGCGTTCCCGACCCTCGGGGACTACATGGTGACCGTCTCCCGCGCCCTGTCCGGCGACACCGCAGCGATCGAACGTATCGAGCGCGCGACCGCTGACCAGACCACCGCCGACAACCCGGGCCTGATCCCTCGCCCGATCCTCGGTCCGGTGATCAACCTCATGGACACCACGCGGCCGTTCATTTCCTCGATCGCGAACCGGCCGCTGCCGAAGGAAGGCAGCTTTGACCGGCCGGTGATCACCCAGCATGTCGCGATCGGCGTGCAGGCGGCGGAAAAGACCGAGACGGCAAGCCGGAAGATGCTCATTGGCAAGCTGCCGGTGGTCGCGCAGACGTTCGCCGGTCACGTGGACATTTCCCGTCAGGACATCCGGCGCACGACCCCGGCGATCATGCAGATCATTGCCGAGGATTTCGCGGTCCAGTACGCCCTCGAAACCGACAACTCTGCCGCGAACGAGTTCGTGGCGAGCGTGACCGGCGCGCCGATCATGGTGACGAACTGGACGGCATCCGACATCCTCGCCGCGATCTTCCAAGGCGCACAGGTGCCCCTCGCCGCACATGAGGCGGTCGCACTGCCGAACACCCTGTGGGTGTCGCCGGACGTGTGGGGTGGTCTGGGTGGAATCACGAGCCCGAACGGCGCGGCGATCTTCCCGTCCCTGACCCCGGAATCGTCCACCGGCAACGTCCTCGGGCTCAAGCTCGTGGTGGACCCCTACTTCCCGGTCAACACGGCGATCCTCGGGTCCTCGCGACTGGCCGAGTGGTACGAGGACGTGGACGGGCTCCTTCAGGTCGCGGATGTCCCGCTCTACGGGCAGACGGTCGGCTATGCGGGTGACGGTGCTTTCCTCAACACCGCCCCGGCGTCGTTCGTTCCGCTCACCTTCCCGATCACGGCGGCGTCAGAGTCGGCGTCCTCGAAGTCCTCGAAGTAACGGACCCGGGGGCTCACGCTCATGGCCGCGACCGAAGCGTCCTTACCCACGTTGGAGGAGGTAAGAGCTTGGATCGGGATTCAGGCGTCCGTGATACCGGACGACCAGCTTGCGACCGTCATGGCGGCAGAGTTGGCCGCTCAGGCTCAGGCTTGCACCGTCCAGCCGTGGGCGTTCCCGCTCACTCAGGCGCTCTATCGCCGGGTGGGTCGGGAGGTCGCGGCCATGAGTCTCCCGCTGGGCGTTCTCGATACGGCATCCGAATACGGGGGAGCCAACATCCCCCGGTTCGACGCCGAGATTGAACGTCTCGAACGTCCGTTCCGTCTCACGGTTCTGGGGTGACTCATGCCGGTCACTCGTCAGGACATTGCCGCACAGCTTAGTCGGCTGGACGGCATCACCGGATCGGCTACCCCGCCCCGCACTCCTGCTCCGGGGATGGGGTGGCCGGTCTGGATGCAGACGGAGCCCGGGACTATGACCGGGGACATCATCACGTGGGAAGTTCACGTGACCCTCCCCAACGGCACCCTCGATTCCACGATCACCGAGGCGGACCGGCTCACTCAGGCCCTCATGGATGCGCTCTATGAGGTCGGGGAGATTGTCCGGGTCGAACCGGAAACGCACGAGCTACAGGCGCAGGGAGCACAGGGACTCCCTTGCATCGTCACGACCCTGACAACGATTTAGGAGAGCAACATGACTGTCAACGATTCCCGGCTGTGGAAGGGCACCCTCACGTTCGGGGAAACCGCCACGGCACTAGTGGCCGCCGGGCAGACCACGAACTTTGTGATCGAGCAACAGGACGGCGATTCCGAGGACACGGCGAACGTGTTGAGCGGTGAGACGGTGGGCGGTGAGACGACGGCCGGACCGTGGCACATCACCTTCACGATGATTCAGGACCACTCGGTGGCCGGGGGGCTCTCGCTTCAGGAATGGTCCTACCGGAACCGGGACACCCAGCAGCCCTTCACCTTCAGCCCGAACGACGGAGTTGACGCGCCGAGCATCAGTGGCATCGTCAACGTCAAGTTCCTCGGTCTGGGCGGTGACGTCAAGGTGCGGATCACCCGGGACGCGGACTGGGGGCTCGTCGGCGCTCCTACCTTCACCGAGTGGGATGTCCCGCCGATCGAAGCGGTGTCCGCGAAGTCCAAGGAGAAGGTGGAAGCCTGACATGCCGGGCGGCATGGAAGTGCAGGGGGCCGAGGAACTGGCCGCAGCGTTCGGCGCTGCCGCCCGGTCCCGGGACCTGTTCCATGCCGCCCAGCGCACCGACGCCGAGACGATCGCGAACCGCGCCCGGCAGCGTGCTCCCCGACGCACCGGCCGTCTGCGTTCGAGCATCAAGGCATCGACCGATGCTGACGCGGCGGTGGTCACGGTCGGCGTGGCGTACGGCCGTCACCAAGAGTTCGGTTGGCGCACTGGGTTTCGCACTATCCCCGGCCGTCATTTCGTGCTGGGCGCGATTGACGACACCACGCCGCAACGTATTGACGCGTACGTGACAACGGCGCAGAACCTCATGGATCAGATCGGCAGCGTCACCTGACACGTAAGTGTCAATAAACCGCGAACAAAGGAACGACAATGGCTGAACACGTAGAACCGGACCCCGAGGTCCAGATCAACCCCGAGCGGATCAGGGAAGCGTTCACGTCCCGGGAACTGGGTCAGTGGGAGTTGACGGTGGGCGTCTCCCTGTCCGAGTTCGGGACCTCGCACACGAGCGCAATGCTCGCGTGGTGGGCGGCACATCAGGACGGCGACACCCGCACGCCGGACGACTTCCTTGACCTGCCGATCAGCGAACTGACCGGGTATCAGGCCCGGGCGGTGGAGCTACTGGGAAAAGCACCGGCTGGCGAGCCGACGCCCTCTGGGACATCCAGCGAGCCCGACACCGCGAGCTTGCCACCCTCGGATACTTCTACGGGCTCCCCGTCAACGTCGTTGCAGACCTCACCGGCCTAGAAGTAGACGCCATGTGGGCGGCGCTCCGAGTGGTTCGCCCAGACCTGTTCCCAGACGATGAAGGAGAGTGACCGTGGCAACGAAGTCCGGGCAAGCCAACCTTGTCGTCAAGGTGCAGGGTGACGACTCTGGGCTGAAGGTTTCCCTTGCGTCGGCTGGGAACAAGGTCAGTGGTTTCGAGCAGTTGGTCAAGGGCACCGGCAAGACGTTCGCGAACGTCTGGACGGCCGGTGCTGCCGGGGCGGTCGCGATCACCACCGACATCTTCAAGGCCGGGGTGTCCATGAACGCCCTCACCCAGAACGCCAACGTGGCGTTCGAGACGTTGCTGGGTGGGAAGGATGCCGCGAAGGCGTTCACCGACGAGCTTTACAAGTTCACCGGGAAGTCCCCCTTCCCGAAGGACGCCATGCTGCGGATGTCTCAGCAGATGCTCGCGTTCGGCATCGAGTCGAAGAAAGTGGTGCCGATCCTCGGGGCGGTGCAGGACGCCGTTGCCGCTGCCGGTGGTAGCTCCGACGAGATGGAAAAGATCATCAGCATCATGTCGGATATTTCCGCTACCGGAAAGATCACCGGCATGGACCTGACCCGGATGGGGAATCAGGGTGTGGATGCGGCCGGGATGATCGGGAAGGCAATGGGCAAGTCCGGCCAGCAGATCAAGGAGGAGATTACCGCTGGCACGATCCCGGCCGCTGAAGCCATCGACGCAATGGCGAAGGGCATGGAGATGTCTTTCAAGGGTGCCGCCGAGGGCATCAAGCAGAACTGGGACGGCGTTGTGCAGTCGTTCGGCGCACGGAAAAAGCAGCTTGGCGCGATCCTCGCTGAACCGTTCATTTCCGCGTCGGGCGGCGGCATGGCCGTCACGTGGTTGCAGGACATCAACTCTGGGCTGACCGGGCTCAAGCCTGTTTTCGCCGCGATCAGCGGGTGGATCATGGACGCGTTCGGTCCCTCGTTCCAATTCGTCGGCGACACCCTGAAGGGCATCAGCGACTCCCTCGCCGGGCTGACCGCGCCGGACATTTCCAGCTTTGTGAGCGACCTCTCCGGGCTCGCGCCGATCCTCGGTGGGCTCACCGGGGCGCTGGCCGCGTTCGTCGGCGGCGGCATCATGAAAGACATCCCCGTCCTCGGGAATCTGTTCAAGGGGCTCTCCGGGCCGATCGGCATGGTGGCCGGGGCGATCGTCGGTCTGATCATGCTCAGCCCCGAGCTTCAGGCCATGTTCGGGTCCGCCCTGAAGTCCGCTATGGACGCGTTCGCACCCAGCCTCCCGATCATCAAGGATGCCCTCGTTGCGATCGGCGGCGCGTTCGTGGACCTCCTCGGTTCCGTGGCACCCCTGATCCCGATTCTTGCCGAGCTTGCCGGGGGCATCCTCTCCGTGCTCGCGCCGATTCTCGCTGAGATTGCGACCAGTTTGCTTCCGCCCCTCGCGGCCGGATTTACGGCGATCCTGCCGAGCGTGATGGGGCTCGTTCAGGCGTTCCTGCCCCTCCTCGACCTCCTGCCGCCCCTCGTCTCGGTGCTCCTGCCGCCCCTCGCTGAATTGATAACGCTTGTTTTCGCTGCGATCGGCCCCCTGATCCCCGTCGTGACCCAACTCGTCGCGGCCGTCGTCAAGCTGATCGCGTCCGCCCTGACGCCGTTCATCCCCGTCCTCGGTCAAGTCCTAACGGCTGTTATCCCAATTCTCGCGCCGGTCCTTCAGCTAGTGGGCATATTTGCCTCACTCTTAGGTGCCCTTATGCCGCTCCTGAATCCCATCATCAAGCTGGCGAGCCTCCTCGCCGGGGCGCTCGCGTCCGCGATCGGGACACTCCTCGGTTCCGGGCTCTCCGCGGTCGCGGGCGTGTTCCAAGGAATCGCGGACGCGATCGCGGGCGTGGTCGGCTGGGTGCAGGACCTGATCGGGTGGTTCGCGAAGCTGAAGCCCCCGGCGTTCCTATCCGGCATCACCGGTAAGGGTGCGCCCGCCCCCCCGGTGATGCTGGGCTACGGCGTGAGCTACAGTGCGCCCACGCTCAGCCCGTCCGGCCCGTCCCGCTACGCCTACGGATTCCAGCCCGCAGCGCAGCAGCCCCGGCAGGTCACCATCTACGTGCAGACTCCGCTGAAGGGTGACGAGATTGCCCGGAACATCCGTTCCGAGCTTCTGAAGCTGGACCGTCGGGAGCGCGGCGTGATCGTCGCGAACGTGCGCCCATGACCGGCCCGATCCGCGCCGACGTGTACCTTGACGGCTCCCTCATGGCGTCCACGGCCGCAGAGTTCTACGCCGGGGACGTGACGGTGCTGGAAGGGCTGAAAGTCTCGTGGGGCAGGGACACGGCGATCGACCAGCCGGACCCGGCGAGCCTTGCCCTGTCGTTCATCCAGCAGAAGGGCGGCGGGGAGTTCCTCCGCTCCCTCGTCGTCGGCAAGACCCTCGACGTGCGCGCGGTCGGCCGGGTGCCCACGTCCGAGGTCGCGAACGTCATGAGTCTGGGCACATTCGAGTCCCTGACGGCCGGGAGCATCCCCCCGGCCGTCAGGACCGGGCTGACCCTGAAGGTGACCAGCGGGTCCGGCGCGGCCACCCGGACGAATCACGCGACCAACCCCAATTTCGAGAAGGACACGGCGGGCTGGCGACTCGAAGGCGGCGCGATCCTCACCCGGGACCCCACGAACCCGATCAGCGGGTCCGCGTCGGGATTCATCGTGGGCGGGGATGTCTACGCCCAGCCGTTCCCCCCAGCGGCCGAGGGTGACATTTACACCCTCTCCCTCGACTACCGGACGGACGGCCCGGTGACCGGCTCCCCGCGTCTCCATCTGGGCCAGTCGGGCGGCACGTTGGTCGGGTCGAAGCAGACCGCCCTGCCGCTGGACCAGCCCGTCCCGGCCCGGTTCTCCGTCTCGATCGGCCCTCTGGGCGTCGGAGCTACCGGCGTGATCGCGGCCATATTCGGCGCTCCCGAGGGCGTCACGTTCGACAACATCCTGATCGAGAAGGCGGGCGCGGCCACCCCGTATTTCGACGGCAACACCCCGGGCGGCAACGGCCACGGCTACCAGTGGACGGCCGCGCCGAACGCGTCAACCTCGATCGAAGTCCCGGCCGGATTCGCCCACAGCGGCGCACAGTCGGCCGAGGCGCACGCCCTGACGACCGGCCTGACCTACGCAGCATTCCCCCCGGCCGCGTTCAACGCGGCGGACCCGACCGCATGGGACGCGATCCCCCGGGGCTCCGTGGGTGAGACGTGGAGCGGTTCGGCGTGGGTGTGGGCGAATCCCGGCTGTGAGGTCAGGGTCCAGCTTGTCGGATTCACCGCCCCTACGGGAGCTTCTGACACTTACGTGTCAATGGGTCCGATCGCGTCCGCCCCGGGCACTGGCGACTGGATGCAGCTTGAACTGTTCGACGTGCCGGTGGAGCAGTCGGGCGTGTGGATGGGGATTCTCGTCTCGTTCTCCGGGCTGGCCCCGGCGTGGCTGGATACGCCGGGCACGTGGGCCGAGCAGACCGGCTCGTGGGCTGAGACGAATCAGGCTTACGTGGACGACCTGATCGTGGAAGCCCCGATCGGCGGCACCGACCGGACCGTGCTCGTGTTCCACGGCCGGATCACCGACCTCGACGCCCGATATGACTACCAGTTGGCGGGCGGTTCGACCCGGATTGACGTGACGGCGAAGGACCCCACGGCGGACCTCGCGAACGTGCGAATCGGGGACGAGCCGTGGCCGGTCGAATCCTTAGGATCGCGCGTGGACAAGATTCTCGCACTTTCCGGCACCGGAATGACCGCGAGGGTGGACCCGACGATCGCAGAAACGCTTGTGACGTACCGGGACGTGGATTCTCAGGGCGCGGCGGGCCTGATCACCGAGCTTGCGGCGTCGGTGGCCGGGGTGGCATGGGCGGCGGTCCACGACTCCCGGGATGTCTACTACTGGATTGAGGACCCCCGGAACCGGGTGGCCCTGTACTTCCTTCAGATGAACGATGCGACCGGGCAGGTCGAAGTGAAGCCGAACGCGTCCGCGACCCCGACGATCCCCCTGACGGCTCATAACGTGCTGGCCGATCCGATCCGCTGG